TACCGACTTGGTAATAAGTCCTAACCCTGGAGTACCAAGTCTATGTTTCTCCGCTAACCAATCAGTATTTCTACTACCACTAGCTGTTGAGAACTTTAACGCTCTCTCCATATCACTTTTATAACATGGATTATTAGCAGCTATATATAAGAGACAGTAGATAACCTGAGCTGGTATCTCTTCATCCTTGCGACTACGGAGATTCTGGAAGACTGCGAACAGCCTCGCCATTTTCTCGTCCGTCTTCGTTTCCATGATTAGGTGAGTTAGGACAACTATATTGTACCGTTACCCTTCCAAGATGTACATCAAGGTCACAGTATTTATCATCGTCAATTCCCATATAGAAATTGCCAACACTTAAAATTGTACTCATAAAGTTCGAAGTTCTTGAGCAAATAGTACTAATTAGTTTTACTGATATGTATTAGATAGTTACAAATGGTTAACCATCTTTACTGTGTTTGCGTGATTCCTGCATATACAGTTTACATGCTGTAATAACTAAATCATTTAGGCTTGTATCTTCTGTCACAGCCTGTATCTTCAATTGTTTGTGGATGTAATCTTCGAGGACTACTGTGATTCGTTTCAAAATACATTAGCCTCGGTGAATGAAAGTAAAAGGACAAGGATTACATAATTTGGATTGTATCAAAGTACTCTGAATTATCTAGGCTCATGTGAAATTAGATACAAGCTGCGAACTATTATCATCTTCAATCTGTTGATACATAAGTTCTAATAGTTCTGCCTTATGTGGATGATTGCTGACATCTCTGATGAGTTCAGCTGTCCTAATCTGTTGTGTTCTGTTTGTCATTGTTATACCTGGATGGATTGGGTGAAAGTTTGTGTATAGCCTCGTGATCACACACAACAAATTCGTGTGTCTTTAATAGAGACCTGATCTTGTTTTCAGCTGCACGTCGATACTTATATGAATGCTCTGTCACCTTTCCTGTTTTTAAATCAGTAGCTCGTATCACACATTCGTGAGAGCTAGGTAGCATCCAATTGGCTATATGGAATTCGTAGAAGTCGTCATATCCAATAGCTGGAAAAAACTCAGCTGGTGTTTCATACACAGCGAGCCAATTATTAGGTTGTTCTCTACTCATTTAATTCTCCGAGTCTGAAGGTATCCATTGACGTCTAGTGTCATCGTCATCGCAGGGTTTAACGTCCTTGAGTTCTTCATCAAGTAACCCTGATAAGTTGATAGCCCTGTAACCTGCCTCAATGTTGTCTGAGGCGTGAATGATGTACTCATTCTTATTAGTTAGCACGACATATCTCAAGAGCTTGTAGTTAACAAGCCCCGATCGATTGTGAAGCATAAGTGTTACTTAGTCTTTGAAAGTTTGCGTACTAGCTGTTTCGTTCTGGCCTTAGCTTGCCGTATCTTATTAGGATTTCTCCTGCTTTTGTTTGCTCGCTTCTTATCAGCGTCCTTGAACTTTAAGATAATATTCATTGAGTAGTTTCTCCTTTAATCTATTAACGTCCTTGCTACTCATAGTGCAAGAACCTGGTCGTAGATTGGGATGTTGAAATCTACCAATGAGATGAATAAGTTCAGCACTATTTAAATTCAATTAACCTCCATAAGATAGTTGTGCTAAGGGATGTGTGAATCCCTCATCCAACCCACGTATGGGCTGGAGGAGAGAATCTATGCAGAGTAAGCTGCATCAACTGGATCTTTCTTTGTAGTCTTTCTTGGCTTTGCTGCCTTAGTAACTTGTTTCTCAATTGATTTCTTTACTATCTCTTGAGCAAACTTAAGTACTGTCTCAGGCTTGATGCCATCAATAACTACACGATCCTCATAGTCTCTACTAATAACCAACCCACTGTGATCCTCGCAGTACCAGATCTGTGCGTCCTTGAGGTAGTACTCGTGTGTTGATTCGAATGTTAAAGCCATGTTCTATTACATAAGTGAACGAAGGGTGTTGAGTCCTTCATCGAGCCAACTATACCTAAGTGGATATAGATGGCAAGAGGAAAGAATCAAGGGTTATTCAGGATTGGTTCCATGTCCTCGATATATGCAATAGCGTCGTAGTAATGCTCACCACCCTTAACGCTTAGATCGTTAAGCATGGTGTACCACAACTCTATGTAGTTACAAATAGTGTCCATAAGTAATAAATAGCGGCATCGATTGTGAACAATAAGTATTACTTAGTCCATGTTATTCATGGCAGTAACTAATACCTGACGTGTGTTACGTCCGAGGTTTACTACGTCCTTGACTAAGGCACGTGTCTCACGTTGGTGTATATCCCAGCGTGCACGTACGTCCTTGATGTAACTATTAAGAGGAATAAATCTATCTTCAAAGGAAGAAGGATCTAACTCAATAAGTAAACATCTATCTTGTAATGCGTGCGCGATATCTATTAACTTAGCCTTAGTAAGTTTGTCGTTAATAGATACATTGAGTGCGTCCTTGTAATTCATTGAACATAAACGCATCACTCAGTGTGATGCAATTACATGGTAGGGAGTCGAACCCTACACACTATGCCTAGATCCTTGCGGGATCTCATACATGCAAGATCGCGATGTGACTTACAAAATAAATGTGTGAATGTAGCGTCCTACATAACAATTATTAATGCACCCTATTTAACTCTTCACGTTAGTTTTTAACTAGTAGCGATCTAGCTGAGGTACAACTAACTAAACCCCAACGGTCCATACCAGAGTCGAACTGGTATTAATAGCGTGACAAGCTATCGTCCTAACCATTAGACGAATGGACCAGTAAAGAGTGGACTTATATAACTAACGTCAATGAAATATTTAAGGGAGTCTTTTTATACAAGATGCCTGATGTTCAACAGAAGTGATTTACCACCTTGTTTCTTGACTCCATTTCTATTATATCATTAGAAAGTTAAAGCCACGTCCTTGTTATTTGTTTATACAAATGATGGGAGCTTAGGCTCACCGTCGAATGTATATAGTACGTCAGTTACATCAGTACGATTAGCATTAATGCAGTTATTATTTACCCAGAATCCAAGGGATATATCAGGATTAAATAATACATTTGCTATTGCACGTGCACTCACGTTTGTGTACTCATACTCGTAACCATTTACGAAGGTAACGTAAGCTTTCCTTGCAAGAAGATCTACCTTTAAGTCCTCGATAGCAGTGGATGTACGAGTTGGTACTGTGATATACATGTTGATCATGTTGATAATTAAGTGAACAATTAACAGGGTTAAATCCCTGATGTCTGGGTGAGGAATCGAACCTCACCTACACCAATCAGACAGCAACAGTTCCATAGAAACCGTCGTTGAAT